AAAAAAGCTAAAGGTAAAAAAATGTTAAAAGGTGGACAGAAAAAACTACCTATGGCATTAAAGAAAAAAATAATGAAGGCTAAGAAAAAGAAATAGTCATGGCTAAAAGAGGTTTATACGCAAACATTCATGCTAAACGTAAAAGAATTAAAGCGGGTAGTAAAGAGAAAATGCGTAAAGTTGGTAGCAAAGGTGCACCAACAGCTAAACAATTTAAAAGAGCGGCTAAGACAGCTAAGAAAAAGTAATGCCGGCTAAAAAATATCAGTCACCTTCTGGTGGTTTAAACGCCGCCGGAAGGAGATATTTCAAAAGAAAAACTGGTGCAAATTTAAAAGCTCCAGTTACAGGAAAAGTAAAACGTGGTTCTAAAGCGGCTAAACGTAGAGCTAGTTTCTGCGCACGTATGTCTGGAGTAAAAGGTGCTATGAAGAAACCTAATGGACAACCTACAAGAAAAGCTTTAGCATTACGTAAGTGGAAGTGTAGATAGTTGTGCACCCTTTTTAGGGGGCAACTCGCCAACACATATTTAATAAAGTGTAATAACTTGACCACCTGCGGGTGACAATCTTGAATATGAAACTGAAACATATGTAGAGGCTTTTATAAATAAACGTCATAACAAAGGAGAACACTATGGCAAATGCAAGTCCAGTATCAGTTGGAAAAGTAAATGCAGGTGGTTCGGAAGACGCTCTGTTTCTGAAAGTTTTTGCAGGAGAAGTTTTAACTTCTTTTGATAGAGCTTCAGTTACTCAAGGTGCAGAAATGGTTAGAAGTATTTCTAGCGGTAAATCTGCAACTTTCCCAGTAATGGGTAGAGTGGATGCTTCGTACCATACAGCAGGTGCTGAAATAACTGGTTCAGATGTAAACCACAACGAGAAGGTTATTACAATTAATGACCTACTTTTATCTTCAGTATTTTTATCAAATATTGAAGAAGCAAAAAACCATTGGGATGTAAGAAGCGCTTACTCTACAGAAATTGGTAGAGCGTTAGCTTTCCAAAAAGATAAGCATATCTTACAAACTATTGGTCAAGCGGCACAAGCTTCTGCAAACGTATCTGATAGCGGATATGGTGCAGGAACTGTACTAACAAACACTAACATTGCTTCAGCAACAGCTTCAACTGCGGCTAATGCAATGATTGATAGTTTGTTTGATGCGGCTAAACAATTAGATGCTAACTACGTTCCAAAAGAAGGTAGAAAAGCGTTTATTAAATTAGAAGAGTACTACAAATTAGCTAACGGTACTAACGTAACTAACGTTGACTTCTCAGGTCAAGGTTCAATTGCGGAAGGTAAAGTTATGAAAGTAGCGGGAATTGAATTAATTCCAACTGCACACTTTGTAAACTCTGCTATCACTGCGGCGCCGGATGCAGGTTCAGCAACTGCGGGTGGTTCAAACCCTCAAGCTGTTGACTTATCAAACTACGTATGTTTGGTATCTCATCCTTCTGCTGTAGGTACTGTAAAACTTATGGATTTAGCTGTTGAAAGCGAATATGATATAAGAAGACAAGGTACCCTAATGGTAGCTAAGTACGCTATGGGTCACGGAGTATTAAGACCTGAAGCGGCTGTAGGAATTAAAGAAGCGTAATAGCTTAACTTTAATCTTGAAGTGGCGGGAGCGCGAGAGTTAACCCGCCATTTCTATTTAATATTATAGGAGATTATGACTACACAAATTACACCAACAACTGAGTTACAAGCGATAAACATTATGTTGTCTGTTATCGGTGAAGCTCCAGTTAACTCAATTACAGGTACAGTATCAGTTGATGTATCTACAGCAAAAAATATTTTAGATGAAACTTCTATGTCAGTCCAGTCTCAAGGATGGCATTTTAATACACATGAAAAATACACATCATTATCATTAGACCAAGATAATAAAATTCCCCTACCTGCAAACTGCGTTAAAGCTGACGCTAGTAAAAACTTTAGATATTTAAATTTAACAATAAGAAATGGGTTCTTATACAATTTAGAAAAACATACAGATGTATTTACTGAAGTACCTAAAGAAGTAGATTTAGTTTTAGTACAACAGTTTGAACAACTTCCAGAATACGCAAGACAATATATTACACAAAAAGCATCAAGAAGATTTGCTTCAAGATTTCTTGGTGATAGTGAAATTGTTAAATTAATTGCTAATGATGAAAACGAAGCACTAATGGCATTTCATCAAGCTGATAGTCAAGAAGCTGATGTTAATATGTTAGAAGGTGATAGTAATACTTATTCAATAATTAATAGACCAACTAGAAGGACTTATTAATGGGTGGTGTAGTATCACAGAGTATTCCTAATTTTCTGAATGGTATCTCACAACAAACACCAACGCAAAGAGGTATTAATCAAGGAGAAGAACAGGTAAATTTACAAAACAATATTGTAGATGGTTTATCTAAAAGACCATCATTTGATTATATAGCAACTTTAGATGCTACCAATGTATTTCCAAATACTACTAAATTTTGGTCTATACAAAGAGATAAAGAAAATCAATATATGGTTGCATTTTATAATGGTGGTGTAAAAGTTTGGGATTTAGATGGAAATTCATTACCTGTTACTATAGCAAGTGGTGCTAGTTATTTAACTTCTAGTAATCCTAAATCAGATTTTAAATTAGTTAACATTGCTGATTATACTTTTATTGCTAATAAATCAAAAACAGTTTTAGCAGATACTACAACTACTGCTTCAAAAATAGAAGAATTTTATATTAATGTTGTAACTACTAATTATGGTAGAGAATATGCTGTAACAGTACAACATCCTAATATGTCATATGCAGTTAAGTCATCATTGCAACTGCCTACAGGAAGTAATTTAAACCATGATGCTATATTTAGAGATACTTCACATGTAGCAGACATTTTATTTAGAGGTACTTCTAGTACATATTTTGATGCATCATCAGATGCTTCATTTAAATTAACTAGAGAAGATACTGGAGCTACTTTAAGTACAACTCAAGGATTAGGTACGTCTTCTGAAGTTACTAATTATTTTACTATGACACTTTTTCCTTCAGTAATTAGAGGAGTGTCTACAGACGGAAATGCAAACTATACAGTAGAAACAACAGATGGTTCTGGAAATACAGGAATGTATTCTGTTAGAGATGAAATTTCTGATTTTACAAAATTACCTTACCATGCAAGTACTGACAGTATTATAAAAGTAACAGGTGATGAAGGAGATACATTATCTGATTATTATGTTAAATATCAAACTGATGGTGTTTGGAAAGAAACTATAGGACAAGGTGTTAGTTTAGGTTTAGATAACTCTACAATGCCACATGCATTAATAAATAATAATGATGGTACATTTACATTTCAAGAAATAGATTGGACTGATAGAACATGTGGAGATGGTATTACTAATGCAAACCCTAGTTTTGTAAATAATAAAATAAATAATTTATTGTTTTATAAAAACAGATTAGGTGTATTAGCTAGAGATAATTTAATCTTTACAGAAAATGCAGAATTTTTTAATTTCTTTTCAAAAACTGTAACACAAGTTTTAGATACTGACCCTATTGATATAGCGGCTTCAGGTTCTGAAGTTAACACATTGTTTGATAGTGTTGCATTTAATGAAAGTTTGTTATTGTTTTCAGAAAAAGCACAATACAAATTAGGAAGTGTTGGTGAAACTATATCACCTACAAGTGCTGTACTTAATGAAGTATCTGCATTTGAATATGACAACAATGTAAAACCTGTATCAGCAGGTAAGTTTGCATATTTTTCTCAGGCAAGAAATAATAACACAGCAATAAGAGAATATTTTGCAGATGATGATACATTAACAAATGATGGATTAGACATTACTGTATCAGTACAAAATTTAATACCAACTAATGCATATCAATTAATTAGTAACACTACAGAAGATACATTAATAGCATTAGCTTCAGACACAGCAGATACACAAACAGCACCTTATACAACAGGTACTGATATAACATCTACTAATGGTGGTACTATGTTTATCTATAAATACTTTTTTGATAGAGGTGAAAAAGTACAAACGGCATGGTCTAAATGG